CTTTATGCCAACCTCATGTACATTCTCGCCTAGTCATTTAGTTGACAATGCGGTCGTAACGGGCCACATCGATTACTTTCCAACCACTTATCACATCATACGGTTTTCACTTTACCTTACAAGTCGCTACTCGCGCACAATAGATTTAGTTCTCACTCTTCGAGTGATACGTTCCACGTATGATTTACATAAAGTTGCATTGTTTTCTGTGTGTTCACCTGGATTGTCTCTCTCAGTTAATTCTGTCTGCCTCAATACCTAAAAGCACGTTCATCCCCACAAGGATATGTCTGTGTATTTCACAGAACCGGATCATAACCGATCATTGTTTGCAGATAAACCCTGCACGCCAAGTGCGAAATTGCCATGTTACAAATTTCGTTTGAACACTCCTAACTAGCTATCCAAATAGATCATGTCGGGTCATGTCTCTGTCTCGGAACATCCCAGCCTCCGAGTTTGCGCCCCACCACCCACCATCGACCATGCGTCAAGTGTGTTTAGCCAGCATACAGCAGAAAATTCCGCTCAAACCCCCTTTTGCCTCCATGGCAACTACACCGGTTCCTCCGGTGAAACGATCTGTTTCCTCGCTCCCGCTTCCTCGAACAAGTATCTCTTCGACTCATGCATACTCTTTATATCATGTGTCCTTGCGATGTTTTACATTCTTCTCCCACGCTCCTCTCCTTCCGTACGTCTACTAGCTAGACTTATCTCACTTACCACTTCCCCCTTCATGCCTTTCATTATGAACGCCACTCAAATCGTTCAAGGTATGATCAACAACCCTGGTTTCAATCGTCTTCCTGACGATGAGAAAAGTCAAGCTGTTCACAACACCTTCCTCGCTATACGCCACACCAATCAAAGTTACCTCCGCTCCACCTACAATCGAGTTCGCATTCAATTTTATTCCTCTATAGTCTGTGTTTGGTGCATGTCTCTCATCATGCTCTTCCAGTCTACTGTCCCTTCTTTCTTTGCGAACCTTATTTTTGGTTCTCTCTTTGTCCTCCTCCTCAATCTCCGCCTTCGTGAACTTCTCGATCTCATCAACGCTCAAGCCTTTGATTTGGAATTCCTGCGCATTTCTCGCGCATTCCATTTCATTGTTTTGACTGTTCTTGCCTTCAAGTTCATAAAAGTCTCCCCTCTTTTGATTATTGCCTTCGTTGTTTATTCTCTCATTGCATTAATTTGCATGTTGCCTATAACACGATTCTTCCTCAATGTTCTTAATTGGGTTCGACCTCGCGGAGGTACTCCCCAACCTCCC